TCCTAATCCTTCGTAAGCCTGTGCCTGACAAGGATTCATATAAGCCTTCAAACGAAGTTTCTTAGAAGGAGCCATACCAATACGATTCATAATCTTATTCATCGTAAGGCGCGCATGAGGCAACTGGAGAGCACCAGCAGCATTAGTTCCAGTAGAACGAACCTCAGGATTAGTAACTCGGCTAAGACCAAGCCAAGAACCTGTAGACGCATTACTATTGTGATAAGGAACACCATACAATGATGTAGGGTTAGCACCGGAAAGACCAGAGATAACAATAACATCTGTTGGAGTAATGCCAGTGGTAGCAGGAGTCAATTTAATGATCTTATTAGCAGAATCATAAAATGTGATTTCCGTTTCACCAGCCGCAGTACGATTAGTGGCAAGAGTAGAATCGTAAACATTAACCTTTAAACCAAAGCGCAAAAGCATTGCACCAAAGCCATCAGTACCTAATGTTACGGTATCAACTCCTAATGCAGTAGTAACAGCACTAACTGTTCCTAAAACACCAGTACCATCTTGCATACAGAGTTTATCAGTATCACTACGAAACTGAGGCATCTGTCCTGCAACAATATCCCGAAAAGCATTAATAACAGCTTTACGGTCAGTATCTGTTGCCCACTCTGCCTGTTTAGTAAGTTCACAAGCAGTTCGGATATGTACAGTATTAATTACTGCCTTATCATATCCCGGCCCAGAACCACGCCCTAAATCACCACCATCAGGATTATAATGTCCAAAGGTGCCGCCCGGACGTAACTTCATAGGAACACGCATATCCCTATCAGAAATCTTTTCTACAGGACTCTTTTGAATAGACCCATAAAAAGTTTCATCACTCTCATACATTCCCTCTACTAATGGAGTTACTCGCTCCATTTCAGTGGCTAAAGCCGCTGCTGCATTAAAAGCTGCCATAATTATTATCCTTGTTCTAGGAACTTCCTATCAGCATCTTCTTGACCCCAATCAAATTTCTTTGGGTCAACTTTTTGCTTTCCAGCAGAAGTTCCTGGTGAAATTCTAATCTTCTCCGTTTTGGATGCTAATTTAGTATTCGTTTCTTTAGCTTCCGCTAGTACCGCCTGACGAATTTTAGGAATTAGTACCTTGGCGCGCGACAGTTGCGCGGATTTAATACTGTCTTTCCATTTGGTAGTATATCCTTCTTTTCGTGCATTGTCTAATAACTTACGAATATTACCCATATGCCGTGCATCTCTCCCCACAGCAAGATTGATTCTATCAAACGCTTCATCAATAATTTTTGTTTGTAAGAACGTAGATAAACCAGATTTTAACAAAGGTCGCGCGAGTTCCTTTTTAATGGCTTTTTCAGTAGATTCTACTAAGTCATTAACAAATGATGCGCGTTGCCTTTGTTCGAACTCTTGTTCCTTTCTAGAAAACTCATCCTCGCGCGCGTCTTTTTGAGGTGGTTTTAATCCAACCTCTGCATCTAGATTGCCGTCATTAAAAACAAAATGATGAACATTCATTGCTGCAACAGAAATACGTTCATCTGTAGATGCGGCAGCAGCACGTAGCAATTTTTTAAACTGCGGGTAAAGCATCCTGAGATATAAATCAGGATTTAACTTTTCAACCGCGGGAATAAAATTAGCTACATAATTTTCTAGTTCCTTCTTGCCCGTCTTATTAAGAGCTTCTAAAATAGTTCCTGATTCACCAGCAGTAATATCTTGCTGAAATTGCTTAAATACTTCAACTTGTTCCTGTGCTTCTTTAGCATCATCAACAGTTGGGAATAACTCAGCATATTTCTGTTCGCGAAAGATAGTCGCGCGAAGTTCAGGAAACTTTTTTAATAAAGCCGGGTCATGGCTTTTAAGTTGCTGATAAAGAGTATCATCAGATAAAGGTTCTTCTTCTTTTTCTTCCTCTACTACTTCTTCTCCTACTTCTGTTTCTTCTTCTATTTCTTCTTCGGAAGTTTCTCCGTCGCCTTCTCCAGAATCTTCTCCTTCGCTTCCGTCACTATCAGGTTCTTCAACTTCTTCAGTAACTTCTTCAGAAATGGCTTCATCTGATTTCTCCTCTAATGCAGCACGATCAGGATCATTCTCTACCACAGAACCAACATCTTCAATCGCCATTACTTTTCTCCCTTTTGAGACTCATTACCAGGTGCCGAACCCTGTTGTGCGGCTTGTTGTTGAGCCATCATTTGTTGCTGTTCTAACATTGCTAAATATTGTAAATGTTGAGACAAGTGGTCCATAGTTGCCATCTTACCTTCTTCACTTACACCTTCACCTAATGGTCCTTCCAAGAAATTTTTACAAATCTCAATATGAATTTCGTGATTATCAACTTCGACATTAATAGGAACTTGAATACCCTGTACTGTTAATGTAAGTTCTTGATTCTGTCTAAGTTTCGCATATTCACCAGGCATATACAAATCTTTAAGTCCAAGAGATTCTTTAATAAGACCAACATTATTAGGATGGCCTAAAATAGATAGAATCTGTTCATTATTTGTAGCAAGTAACATTTGCATTTGGTCTTTCTTTTGCGCCCATGTTACTGGTAATTGGTCAGAAGATTCTGGTTCAACCCTACCAATTTTTCCCTGCAAAGAAGAATTACGAATCCATACGTTAATGAAATTATTACCATCTCGTTTAGTAAATCTTTCATCCTCTCCCAAATCTTTGAGAATATTGGCATATAGAACAGCACTTGTGGCTTGAAAATCCGCCCAAAATTCAGATAAGATTTTCCAAATAGTTCCTAATCGTTGTAATGCAGCTGCGCGCGATTCTGTATATTCTTTTGCTGTTTTAGAACCACCTGTAGCAGCACCTCCATAAACTGATGGAAAAGAACCAGTAACAAATTGCGCATCATGGTCCATTTGACCTTTTAATGGAGCAATTTCTGGAGAGAGAACAGCCGCTGTAGTTGTATGAAAAGCATCACCAATTGCTTGTCCTGCGCGCGCCTTTACTGCAGTAACCATTCCTGGCTTAGACCTACCTTGACCATATTTCTGCAAGTCTAATACATTCGAATCAACAAACATTTCAGGAATACCAAATTCTGCTGTTTGTAATTCAATATCAACAAGAGAAGCACGAATTTCCTGAATAGTAGATAAATTCTCACCAAGTGGACGTGAGTAAAGATTAGCTCCCATTGGATTAGAACTTATTGTCCAATGGTCATCCATATTTTCTTCATATGCAATCATGAACTCTTTGTTTACAAAAATAGCATATGCACCAGTAGGATATTTAGCTACTAATCTTTCAACAAGTTCTGGTGTCTCTAACTGATAAAATTGCCAAGGTCTAACCCAAAGACAACTAACAGTAGAAGCATTATCTGGCATTGAACCAAAATACTGTAATGGAATCTTTGAGAAGTTTTCCCAATCCCCAGTTCTCTGGCTATTGATTTTTTCAGCTTGTTCATTAAATACAGAACGTAACATAGCAGTAGATTGTAAAAACTCTAAAAGTAAATAACCACAATCCGCTTGCTCAGTTACGTAAGCAGGAACTTTTACATTAAGTCCTGAAAATAATCTTTGCTTAATAAGTGTTTTCGGAGTTTCATCATAACCAACAATCTGAGGGAACTTCTCCATTTTAACTGTAGATTCTGCTGGTCCTTGATAGCCACAGACTTCACATTGATAAACTTCTTGTGGTTGACCCATTCCTGCATCTAAGGGATTACCACATTGTGGACAATAAGTTTCAAATTCTGTAATATCAGTATATTCAATCTTAGGTTTTTGAATAGTACCATTCTTAGGATTAGCCTGCGGGTAACAATACCCAAAAATAGTACCCTGATTAAACAAAATAACTAATGCTTTAATAATCTGTAAGGAAGAATTATTATGAAGTTGGAGCAGTTCAGTAATAGAACGATAACCGCGCGCTGCTTCTACATCATCAGCATTATCAGCATCATCAGGATGATAATAAACAGGTGGAACTGTAATAGACAATGCTGCTACAATTGCTTCACCATGAGGTCTATAAATGTTAATTAATCGGGGCGGCACTTCCTCTATTAAATCAGGAGAATCCCAGTCTGGAACTGCCCACTGACTATTAGAAACGTCCCAAAAGATATCAAGAATATTATTCCAAATATATTCTAATTTAGTCCAAGTGTTTAAATAAGTATCACGAACTTGTCTATCTTCATCCTGCGCGTTCTTTAGTAAAGTATCAAACGCACCGCGAATTTCCTCCTCCGTTAATACTTCTTCAATAGACATAGAAGTATCTTCTAATGGTTCTTCCACGATAGGCTCTTCCATTATAGGATATTCCATGTTTATTCCTTATACCCGCTAAAATTATTAGCCCTAGAAAAAGAATTACGAACAAGCTCAGTTAAAATAGTAGTAGCTGTAGTATTTTCTCTTATTAAGGTTATTAATATATCTGTTCTTCTATTACCATCTTCAATAAATCTATTTCTATCTTCTTTAAAATCCCCTAATAGCTTTAGCATATCAGAACGATGAATTGTAAAAATAAGTACCGCTAAAGCACCACCAATTCCTAAAGGAACGAGTTCTTTAATTATGGCCATATCTATCATTTTTCATCTTTTCTTTATATGCTTCGTAATCCCGTAAGGCTAATTGAGTTAATCTCTTTCTTTGATTAGCCCAACCATGTTGCTTGACTTCTACTAATTCCTCCCCAGCCTCATCAGTAGCAATCCTTTCATTACCTAATAATTTAGCTAATAACATTTCATTACGTTCGCGTTCAACGTCTAAACCTTCTTGACGAACGCGACATGCCGGACATTCTACGAACTGAGAAATTTTGGTTTTGATTAGCCTCAGCAAATTCACATTGACGATAAAAAGATGTTTGGTCCCCCGACTCAGCGAGCCTAGAACGCGCAAGACCAATTTTTTGCTGTACTGCAAACTCATCCTTAGCTTCTGAAAAATAATCTCGGCAGGCATTTAATAAAATCCTTAAACAATCGTAAGGGTCATCACCACTAAACTCTTTAACATCCTCTACTTTAGTTTCATCATAAATACATTGAGGAATACATTCTGTTAATAATTCTGTAGATTCACCTTCTGGCGAATGTGAGAAAATTTGTAACTTAGGTAAATTCTTTTCTTCCTTAGGAGGAGCAAAATAACTTAAATAATCTGCTAATGCCTTTGAACCATGTAATCGTTCAATTTTATTAGCAAGTTCTTCATCAAATTCACCAGCCACGTCTTTAAGAGATGGTAATGGCTTCCAACGTAAATATTCGTGGACTAACTGTTTACCAGCAATTCTATTTTTATCACCTTGTGTTAGATTACATTTAAATCCAGCTTCACTTAGTGATTCTGATACCTGTTCAAAAATTGTTTGGTCATGTCCACGATCTTGAATAGCTGACCAACAAATACGAATATCTCTTACATTATCAATTTCGTTATCGGTAAGTAAAGCAAGCTCGCGCGCCCAAATCTTAATCTTAGTTTGCTTTACTGCGTATGTTCTATAAATATAAACACGTCCATCAGGACTAATAGCAGCCCAAATAATAAAACACCAAGCAGCATAGCCCCAATCAATACCAATAAGTTTAGGCCACCAATCAGGAATAGGAAATGGCTTAATAACATGTTGCGCGATTTCCGGTTCATCTTTCATTGGCTCTAAACGCCACTCATCAAATACCTGTCCTTCAAATTGGTACCAATCACCATCAATCATTGCTTTCTTTTCAGCTTCTGATGTGATACCTTTTAACTTATCAAAGTATTTGGGATTAGCTTTAAGAAGATGTGGATTATCTTGCGCGGTCGCCGGAATAAAAATACGTTTACTATTCGTATTTCTATCCCTAATAATTATACCACCTTCTTTACAATAATCTACAAACCTTTTTCTAAAATAAATATGTCCTACATTACCAGGGTTAGAACCCCATCTAGTAATTGCTGGTAAACCAGAACCAGCCGGAGCACGATTTCTTCGTAAAGTAATATACTCGTATTGAAATCCTGTAAAAGATGTGGCCTCATCCCAACAAATGAGAGAAAATTGTCCAGTATCGTATTTCTTTACGTCTTTTTCATCTTTTAGATGACCGAAGGTAAGCATTGCGCCATTACGCCATTCCCATCTATGTTTGGTAATATTATATGTAGCACCAAGTGATGGAAAATATTCGCGCGAACGTGGAATAACTTCCTGTTCTAGTTCTGGAAATGTCCTTCGTAAAAATAATCCTTTATATTTAGGATTCTCATAAAATTTATAAAGAGGCGTTAGCATTAAAAGTACTTCACTTTTACCAGCTCCTAATGCACCACCATAACCAGCTTCATCAATATCAAACGGTAATTGCGAAAATCTCCCCTGTTTGGGATTAGCTTCCCATTTGAGAATTTCTCGTTCAATTGCCGAGTTAGTAGTCATTAGTCCTCGTAATCGATAGTACCATCTTCAAGGAACAAAATAAATCCACCAGCCCTTGGCATATGTTTCTTAACCATCTCTACTGACATTTTAACTGACTTACCTTCTTCTAAAAGAGCTAAAATAGCACCATGCTCATGAGTACCAATCAACTCAGGAATCCTTCTAAAAGATTCAATCTTAACCTTGTCTTTAACTTTAGGTCCAATTACTAACTTCTTAGTTACCATTACTCCCTCACTAAATTAATAACAATACCCATTGAATCAATAGCTTCCATACGCCACCCGTCAGCGACTTCAAAAAAGCTATTAGGTCTAACACGAACCATAATAGCTTTATTACCAAGAATCATTCCATATGTTCGCAAACTATCATCAGAGCTAATTGGACTATTAGAAAGTCCAACTCTCGTATAAGTACCCAATTGGAAATTTGGGTCCACACTCTTTGCCCCTTTAATAAATTGAACAGCACAAAGTAATTGATTACCTGTTGGTAATTCAGCAAACAAACCATCTTGATAATGGAAAGTAGAACCTGCTCCCATTAATTGTGCAAGAGCAGCATAAGTATAAAAATCATCTGGACTTGTAGCTCTTTTTCCAGGAATATCAATTTCACCAGCCCCAATTGGTTCATCACCAACAATAGGTCTATTCATGGCAGGGTCATCATCAGTCCATGGACCGCCACCTTCACGATATTCTATAAGCCATTTTGCTTTGCGCGGCCACTCACTATCTCTTGCTGTATGAGCAGTTACATAAGAACCAGCAGGTAATGCTGTTGGGTCATATTGACCTGTTGCCCAAGGACAATTGAATTCACTTATATCAATCAAATCCATTAAAG